GAACAGTGTATGCACCAGATGTACCATTAGTTACGATATAAACTTTTTCTATAGAATCTGGTACAGTTACAATAGAGTTACCAGATATTGTGCCTGTTAATTTTATAACGGCATGACGTGCTACTGATGTAGATTCTGTTGTATCTCCATCTGTAATACTTAACGCTGTTGTGCCACCACTAGTTACTGCTTGTTCTACGTAACCAGCAATTGCTTTTTCTACAATTTGTAAGTTAGTATTAGTTTTTGTTCCCCATGTACCGGCATTCTCGCCGGTTGCCATTAGTTCTATACCAAGATCTGAAAATGTTGATGCCATAATTTAATCCTTAAGGTGTTCTAGAAGGCACTTGAATTCTTACTGTTCCATCTGTGTAATCATCTCGTCTTCTTCTACCTATTTGTTCTCCTCCAAATTTTTGTACCTCTTGTTGGTATTTTTGTTCGTATAATTGCAGCATATCCGCTGGGCCTTTTAAGAAACCATAGGTTTCTGCTAGGCAACAATATAGCAGACCATTTGGAAAATTCATACTAATATAATTAGTATCATCATTTTCTAATAGCGCTGGCGCTGCGTTGTAATGAATTTTGTATGCAAACGTGCTACCTGGTGTTGGTGAAACAATTATAGATCCAGAGTTGGATGAACTCTCTCCAGTTGCTCCTGTATCTAACATAGCGTAGTATTTTGGTGTTCCAGTAGATGTGGTTGCTGAAATATATTCTTCTAAAAATGTTAAATCTCTTTTTTCTAAATAAGTATTAGCGCCAGTGTAAGTAGATCCAGTTGCAGTATAGACCTGAACTGCTCTAACAAACACAGCTCCTGCTGGTACAGTTACAGTGCCTGTTCCAGATGTAAAATTACCTGTAGATGTTTTTCTATCAGCGTCAATGGGCACATCTCTAAATATTCTATATTGTGCATTTAAGATAATGTTTTCTAAAACGCTATCTGATAGCACTGTAGAGCTAACTTCTGTGTAGCTTCTTATTTGTGTTTTTAATCCTGATGCACTTAATCCTGCCATTATGCTGATAAACTAACTGGTCCTGCAAACACAGTTGGTCCTCCTCCTTCTTCTGTTACACTTGGAGTTGCCCCTAAACTAAAAGTGTATTTATCTGTTGTTGTAACTGTTATACTAAATCCTGATGAATTTTCATAGGTAGAAAAAGGGACATTACCAGGGCTACCTTGAACATTTCTAAATCTTACAGTATCACCTGTAGTCCTTCCATGATTTATTTCTGTAACTGTAATTGTTTGAGAACTAGCAGTAATAGAAAAAGGATTATTGCCTAACATAGCAGCAACCTCATTTTCAGTTCTTGCAGGTCTTACATCTCTTAATCCTTGAGCATCTCCTGATCTTCCTTCTAGTTCTAATTGTGGATGTTTTGCTTCGTATTCAGATTTATGAACAAAGTGACCATTCCATTCTTTTACCATCTCTCTATATGGAAATTCCATTCCACTTCTATCTGATATTGCTTTTGCGTATTTTCCTTTTGCTAATGCCATTATGTTCCTGGGTAATAAGTTTTAGGTGTTATGTATGTGCTAGAAGAAGATCCATCTTCAGCTAACGCTCTTGCTAATTCATCTTCGTAATATAGTTTTGCAGCTTGAACTCTTTCTGGTGCATATTTTTGTGCTAAATAAAATGATAAACCTGAAACCATGCAAGGTACAAATCTATATGGAACGTCTGTAGCATCTGTATAAGTTGAGTCTGCGTCTTGTATTCTTTTTACAAAAAATATGTGCATATCTTTTGATGCCGCTGTTGAATCTGGACATGGATAAACAGTAACCGTTGTTTTATCAACAAATCTTTGAACAAAATATTGAGATGGAGTTCCTTTAGATAATTTAGCAGATAAACTAGAATAAGTTGATCTATCTATCTTTGTCATCGCAGAATCAGACTGAGTTGTTTGAGTTCTATTCTGTCTAAAAGTTGCTTCCAATACATCCGCAACACCATACGTACTTGTTCCACTTGTGCCACCAACTGTAACTGATGATGTTCCATCACCGCTTGATCTAAAAAAAGTATACTCTGCTTGACCTTCAATAAGATCAATATTTGTATCTCCTATCTCCCAGTAATGTAAACCTCTGTTACCCCATTCTTGAAAAAGAATGTTAAGAGATCTTCTTGCTGATTTTAATTGGTATCCAGAAGTTACTTGAGAACCTATACGTTCGTATGCCTCTGCAATAATTTCATCAACTGCAAAGCTTTTGTCAAAAGTAACTGTGCCGGAAGTTGTATTGGCCATTCGTTACTCCTAATAATTTTTTATAAATTCTGCTACAACCGTGTAAGTATTTCCATCATCAGCTGCACCCGGTACAACAAAGTTTACATCGTATTGATTACTATTTGAAGATGTATTAGCTGGCACCCCACCAAACTCTCTGAAGTCCCAGTATCCTGAGTCCACTAAAGTTATAATTGGAATATCTCCATCTGAATCTTCATAATCTAAACGAGCAAAAGAATCATGACCATCTCCATTTGAACACGACCACCACACTCTTTGTAGTGTTACATGTGTGCAAGTTTCACCTGCTGCGTTAGCTGCAAGTGCAGAAACATCTGCAAATATAGTTGTTCCACCTGTTCCGTCTGATTGATTTACTATTTTAATAACCACTCTCTTATCATTTTGTTGTAAGATAGTTGGTCCTTCTACCGTATCTGCCATAATCCCTCCTTAATTAAGATTACTAGATGGGGCCGAAGCCCCATCATAAGTTGTTATTATGCAAATGGTGTAGCTAAAGTTCCGTCTCCGAAAGTAAAACCATTCATTTGCCATACTGCTGTTGCACTGCCTTGACCACCTGTTGCGATACCTAAACAATCTATTTCGCCACCTACAAATCTTCCTTTTGTATCAGCGTCCATAGTCATCTTGTCATCATCAGATCCATCAGCGTGAAATTGTTTTAAGCTAACTGTTCCAGGTGCATCTTTATCAGAAATAATAATTGTAGATGCAGCTGTAAAGATATCATTAGCAGATGCTCCATCAATTGAAAGAGTACCTGTAAAAGTTGTACCAATGATAAATTTATATTTTAAACCAGAAGCTGCAGTTGGTAAAGTTATTGTAATACCACCAGCTCTGTTTAATAAATATGTAGTTCCAGTATCTGCTGCTGTTAAAGTTTTAGTAGCTGCAGTAATGTTTTCTACATCAGTTATTAAGTTGTTAACACCAGCTGTTTGAGCTAGGTTACCACTTGAATCAACAGTTAGTTGATCTGTAATAGCACCAGTAGAAGAGTCTTTAGAGATTTGTTTAAAACCACCTTCTGCTCTAACCGGACCATTAAACGTTGTATTAGCCATAATATCCTCCTAGATATTTTAAATGTAGTCCCTAGGGATGTCGACTATACGCGTCTACATTTAATGTTTTTTATTTTTGTATAGTGCGTCTTTTATATAATACTTTTTAATAGAGCGCAAGAGAGCCTGTAATGTGGATTGGATTTTTCCAACGATGTAGCTTTTTTACTAAGTAGCTACAGAAACTTCAGCGGCAGCGTCTTCAATCTTATTTTGCAGATGAGCTTTTTTTGCTTCTGCAAGTTTTATATGGCTAATTACTTCTCTGACTTTTCTGTCAATCTTAACCATATTGAGAGTATATCTACCCTCTTTAAGATGCTCCTGCTCCCACTCTAAATCCAGACCCTTCTTTTTTGTGTAAAGGTCGTTCAGATGTGCTAACATTTATAACCTCCTCATAGGTTATTCTATTTACCCTGGGATCCATCATTTCTCCAAGATACTCCCATTTTATATCAGATTTTCCTAATTTGTCAATGATAGAATTTTCTATATCTAATGGGCCATCAAGGCTTTCTATAACAAATTCTGTAGCATATTGATATGCATATATTTTTACGAGGAAGTTTTTAGGGTGCATTCTTTCTTTCTATCATTAAATTAAGGCGGGATTGTGTCCCGCCTTAAAATTATTTAGATTACGCTGCTCCTGGTGATCCGAAGATACCTCTAGGGTCTGAGAATCCAAATGAATATCTCTCTCTAGCTTTGTATCTTACGTTTCCAGTTTCAAAGTCACCTTCCATTGCAGTTTTGATTGGTGCTCTAACGAACATTTTTAGTCCATTAGGAACATCAGTCTTAATGAAAAACGCATCTGTGTCAGTTAGGTAGTGGTTCACAGTGTATCCCTGTGGAATCATACCCATG